TGGGGGCCAGCGTGATCGGCATCGTGGGCGTGGATCTCGCATGGGAAAGCAACAAGAAGTCCCACAGCTACGGAGACGGAAATGGCAAAGCGTCAGGGGCCTTCGCGCTCAACCCGAGGCACACGCTCCCGTTCTTCAAAGCGGGCGTCCAGGAGTGCAAGCGCCTCGGCATCGAAGTCTATAATCTCTCGCCTCGAGGGGTCCTATCGCCAACGGTCCCTAAGATCAGCGAGGTTGAATTCCATAAGAGATTTGCGCAGTACGCAGAAGGGGGTGTGCTATATCCTCGGGAACTCCAGCAGTCTTCTGCAGTGCAGATTGCGCGACTTGGAAGAAAGCGGCATCGCGACAATCGGTACAAACCGTCTGCTCCGCGTGATCCGCGTCGAATACCTGCTGTTGGCGGATCTGAGAGTATTAAGCGAGGAGATGGACAGGATCACATCCGCAAGACCAAAGCTGCTGATCTTGCACGATCTCGCGGCAAAGGCCCAGAAGCACCTGAAGGAGATTGACCATTGGACGTACTTCGTGAGGGAGCCGTTTATCCCAAAGCGGCAGCAGCCATATCTCGGCTACGAGCCCGAGTGGCAGAATGGCGTGCTGCTCAGGAGCGGGAACACGGGCACCTACGCCCTCGAGATTGCTGCCTTGATGGGGTTTACGGAAATCCGCCTGCTGGGAATCGACCTCCGGTTCGACCTGCCGACGAGCCACTTCTACGGAGTGAACAAGTACCGGGGGCACAGGATCAAGCACACGCAGAGACATCTTCGAAGAGTAGTGCTTGCCTACGCCGCGTTACAGGACAGACTGAAAGACATGGGAGTGAAGGTGATAAACGAGTCGCCGATTGACGGGCCGCTCGACGATCACATACCGAAGGAGAAGTCGCCATGGCTGAAGAACCAGTAACTCTGGAGAACTGCTCGCCCAACCTTGCCGGCGAGAACAGCGAGCGCGATGCCCGCGTGAAGTCCTACGTGATGGATGCCATGAAGCGCGTGCTGAACGCTCGCCAATACCTGGAGTCGAAGTGGCTAGTGATGGACCGCATCTACAGGGGCGACCCCATCACTCGCTACTACCCTGTCGAGGACTCCACCAGCGTGCCCGAGCCCTTCAAGATGGTCGAGGTGCAGGCTCCCCGCGTGGCGCTGGCCCTGCTGCCCGATCAGGACTGGTTCCGGCTCGTGCCCAAGCGCGCTCAGTCGGTCGAGCCCGAAGGCGCGAAGGCGCTCATGCAGGAGCAGTACAAGGACGGCAACCTGCCCGACAGCCTCTACCGGGTCGTCCAGAACGGCGCGAAGTACGGCACCATGATCGCCAAGGTGCCGTGGGTCGTCGATCGCCGCTGCGTGAAGGTGAAGCAGCTCGAGGACAAGGAGAAGTACAACGAGGCCGGCGAGTACATCGGCAGCGAAGAGGTCGTGCGCGCAGAGGAGCAGACGCTGAACCACGACCGCACCGAGCTGCTGCCGCTGAACATCTTCGACTTCGTGTGCGACTGGCGCTACCGGGATCCGCAGTTGGCCCCCTTCGCGGCAGACTACAGCCGCAGGACCCGGGAAGACTGCCTTGCGGCCATGAACACCGAGATTGAGGGCGGCGGCAAGGTCTACCAGGGCCTCACCAAAGAGGACCTGATGCAGATCGGCGTGGTCGAAAACCCGCCAGAGCTGCCCGGCAAGGACTTGCAGGAGTACGCCAGCAACGCGCAGATGATCTCCAAGAACGAGGAGAACGACATCAGCGTGCTCGACTGGTGGGGCCTGCTTGACCCCTATAACACCGGCAAGCGCGAGGAGTACCGGGTCATCATCCTCAACGATGACCACGTTGTGCACATCTCCAAGAACAACCTCTGGCACGGCAAGCGCCCGTACCTCGTGAGCCCGTGGACGCCCATCGAGAACGAGCTCTACGGCATCGGCGTCATCGAGATGATCGTGCGGCTGGCCATGGACCTGAACGACAACCAGAACAACATCAACGCCAGCAGCGTGCTCAGCGCCAATCCCATGGTCAAGGCCGGCGATGCCTTCAACATCCCCGACCAGCAGTTCACCGTGACGCCGGGGCGCGTGCTGCGAGGACAGGACATCACGCAGCTCCAGCCCTTCCTGATCCCCGACACCACTCGCGTAAACCGCGAGAACAAGGAGGATCTGCGCAGGGACATCGACGAGACCGTGGGCTCTCCCCGGGCGTGGGTGGCCGGCACGGACGTCGGCAGCGAGACAGCCACCGAGTTCAGCGGCAAGCAGCGGGCAGCCAATATCCGACTGCGCCCCACCATCGTGCGGGCCAACAGCCGGATCATGCAGCCCCTGGTGGACATGTCGCTGTCGAACAACCAGCAGTTCCTCGAGGAAGAGCGCACCGTGCTCTACACCGGCAACGCCGGCCAGTACTTCCGCTACCAGTCCACGCCGAAGGATCTGGCAGGCATCGCCCGGGTGATCGCCAAGCTGCCGCCCCAGATCGAACTGATGGGCCTGCGGGGGCAGCAGATGATGGCCTTCATGGGCGCTGTCGCCCAGCTTGGCCCCCTCGCCGAGCAGGAGCCATACCGCAGCATGCTCAAGGTCTCCTTCATCAACCAGTTCGGCTACGAGGACGCCGACCGCATCTGGCCGGAAGAGGCTCAGCGTTGGAGGGTTCCGCAGCGCGAAGAGATCACCGTCATGCTCAAGGACGTGGTGGTCGACGTGCACGAGACCGACAACCACGCCGAGCACATGGCTCAGTTGGCCGAGTTCATGTCAACTCCCGAATTCGCGAGGCTTGTGCCCAACATCAAGGCCAAGATCAACGCGCACTACGCCAACCACGAGTTCCAGTTCAGACTGCAGGAGGAAGAGGCTGGCCAGCTTCCGCCTCCCGAGCAGATGGAAGAGGCAGCCATGGTGGCTGGTGGTGGCACCCCGGCCATCCCGGGCGAAGCAGAGATGGGCACAGCTCTTGAGGGCGTAGCTCAGGGGCGAATCATAGGCGAGAACGCTCGCATCGAAGCACAGGGGCAATAGGAGGCCGAAACCGTGGCAATGAATCCTTTCGGACTGAGCAGGGAACAGATCGCCAAGATGGGGCCTGTGAAGTCGATCCCGCAGGGCAAGGACCCGGCTCAGGAACGGGCTGAGATCGAGAAGCGTATCAACGAGCTTCGCGACATCGCCGAGTTCCAAAACGTACCAAAACTGGTCGAGTGGCTCCGGGGCAGGCACGCAACCTCCATGGCACGCCTGCTTTATGCACAAGGTGACGACCAGCGGCGCGAAGCTCAGGCCGAAGCAAAGGTGTTCGCCAGCATCTACCGTGACATTGTTACGGCTTCGGAACAGGTCGGGAAACTGCAGGACCGGCTCGAAAGCCGGAAAGCGGCAAGGGTGTGGAAAAACGGTAACACTCTTGACAACGTTACGAAAATCCCACACATTGGGTGAGGAGGCCACATGGATCAGGTGCAGAGGCACGAGGCGATCAAGCAGCGTTTAGCCAATAAGGATCGCGGCGATCAGGAATCACAACCCGCTCAGGAACCGGCACCCGGCGTGCCTGCTCCTGCAGATCCTGGACTACAGGAGCCTGCGCCACAGGTTCCGACGCCCCCACAGCCTGATCCGGCGCTCGTCGAGATGCAGGAGCGACTGGCCGCCCAGGAACGGGAACTGGAGAAAGCTCGCGAAGAGGCAATGCAGCGCGACCAGGAGATCCAGAACATGCTGGCCGCTGCACAAGAGAAGGCAAAACTGCCGTCAGCCAAGGAATTGGATGACATGAGTCAGGGAGAGGCGATCCAAACCGCTCTCGAGGCCATGACGGCGCAGGTGAATCAGCAGATTCAGGGCGTTGTGTCCGATCTCAATCGGAATGTTGTAGCGCCCACTCTCCAGCAGGTCGGAGACGTGGCACTACAGCAGAAGCGAGACATTGCTCGCAGCGCCTACCCGGGTGTGGACATGAACAAGTACCGCAAGGCTTTCGACGAGATGGCCAAGCAGTACCCGAACATGCCCGCTCCCCAGGTACTGAAAGCTGTTGCTGACCCCCGCGACCTCAGCTCGAGAAGTGGATCGTCCACGACCCCTACCGCTGTCCAGCCAGCAGGCGCGCACATGGAAGGGGGCGTCAGCGCTCATGCGAGTGCGGCCCAATCTACCAGTGCAGCCCAGGGTCAGGAGCCCACGGTTCGAGACTTCCTCGAAACCAGCCACGAACTGCGCAAGCAGGGCGATCGGTACGGCTCCGACCAAGCAAGGAGAGCCGGGCTGCGCAAGCGCTTGGCGGACCAGGGAGTGGTCCCCAGAGGATAGCAAAAGGGGTTGAGTGATGGCGTTCATTGAGAACTGTTTCATCAAGTCGACCTTCGACTGTCCAGACAACATCCGAGAGGATGTCCTGGACGTCATGGTCAACATCAGCCCCACGCGCACGCCGTTCCTGTCGGGATGGCGCAAGTCTGTCGCCAGTGCAGTTCTGCACGAGTGGCAGGTGGACTATCAGAATCGCTCCAGCGATCCTGACAATCCGGTAGTCGAGTGTGCCAAGGAGTCGAGCGACTTCAACTTCGAGGAGCTCCACTGCCCCTGTCGCGTGGGCAATCAGGTTCACATTCTGCGCAAGACCGGCGATGTTTCGTGGCTGTCTCGCGCCGTGAAAACGATCGGGTACGCTGACGAGTACGCGTATCAGGTCGATCGCCGGATGAAGGATCTGGCGATGGCCACGGAGTTCGCTCTGATCCACTCGGTTCGCGGGACCACGACCCAGGTCGCCCCGCAGGCCGATGGCGTCTGCGCGAGCCCGAGTGGCTGCCGGACGATGGACGGCATTCTTTCCATCGCGCAGTGGGACGAGACCACGTACGACTGTCTCGACGAGCTGGTTCAGGGTACCGTCCTGGACTACACCGGCTCGCCGTGCCAGGATCTGTCCCCGTACCTGATCGACAACCTGCTGCAGATCATGTTCCACAAGGGTGCCGAGCCCGACGTCATCTACGTCAACTCGACGCTGAAGCGCCTCATCTCGAGCTTCTACTTCGCCGGCCAGCAGCGCAACATCATGGTCGCCGACCAGAAGCTCGTGAACAGCATCGACCTGTACGAGAGTGACTTCGGGACGCAGGCCCTGCAGATCCACCTGGATCTGCCGACCGACGCTCTGCTGGCGCTGGACGAGCAGTACATGTCCATTGCCTTCGCATACCCGACCCGGGTCGAGCAGCTCGGGAAAGTGTCGAACAGTGACAAGTTCGGCATCGAGCATGCCCTGACCCTCGAGGCGCGTGCGATGGCCGCCATCGGCGTCATCCTCGGTCTGTGCACCAACGACGTCGTGTGGTGCAACCCCTGCGATCTGGGCAGTGATCCCACGATCGCCCCTCCGGGCAACCTCCCGAGGTGAACGAGGGGTAACAGGCGATAATGAAGCTCTGAGGGCGGCTGGCCACGCGCTGGCCGCCCTCATTGCTAGGAGGCTGCAATGGCCTACATCGTTACCCACCAACGCAAGGACGGCAGCGTAGAGCGCAAGCGGGTCCAGATCGAAGGCATGACCGGCAAGCGCGCAGAACAGATCATCGCTCGCACCCACAAAGAGAAGATGAAGATGCTGCGCGACAAGTACGGCTGGGATCCTACTCGCTCGCACCGTCTCAAAGCCAGCATCCCGCAGGCCGTCTGGGAAGAGGTCGTGGTCAACGAGGGCCGTGAGGCTGCTCGTGACCCCGACTATCTCATCCGGCGGGCAGAGGAACTTGGCTACAAGGTGCGCACTCGGACCAAGGGGCGCGGACGATGAAGACCATTGCGGATCTCATGCGTTACGAGGACGGCTTTGCCGACATCAGCGGCAACTGGCGTGAGTTCAGCGGCCCCGCGTGGGTGCAGGACAACGCGCTGGGACTGAGCGCTGGAGTCACGCAGCTCGTCTACCTGACGCGGGAGGAAATGGACTCGCTCGAGCACCGGGCCGAGTGCAGCTTCCGCATCGACAGAGCATCTGCAGATGCCCGCATCGGCCTCATGGTGCGCGCTGAGTGGCTGGATGCCTCGCCGGACTACATCCATCGCACCTACCTCGTGACCATCGATGGCACCGGGGCGGTGGCTGTCTACAGCATCCTGACCACCGATCCGGCTCCTGCGCCGATCGCAACCGGCACCGTGGACCTCGATGTGTCCCGGGCCCACAAGTTCGTCGTGAAGGTCACTGACGCCGACCGGTCTCTCAGTTTGAGTGACGCGGCCCCTGACCTTGGCGCTGAGATCAAGGTCTACATGGACGACCAGATCGGCCCCGTGCTGACCTGCGTCGACCAGAACACCCTGCGCCCGGAGGGCAAGTACGTCGGCTTCGACATGCTCGACAGCAGCGGGAGCGAGGGCGTCACGCTCGGTGAGTTCTACGGTTACGTCTCGCGCTCGGCAGTGATCCGCAACCCGGTGAACATGCCCGAGCTGAAGAATTTCGGCGACCTGATCTACGAGACAGGCTACCGGCTCGATCGCCACGGCAACAGCCAGTTCAACACGACCGTGCTGGGATCTTACATCAACGAGGCGTACCAGGAAGTCTGGCGTTTCACTCATCCGTGGACGTGGGCCTTCCGCATCACGCACTTCACAACCCGGACAGGCGTGCGTTGCTACGAGCTTCCGGCCTACGTGAAGAGCGTCACCGGGGTCACCGACAAGGACAATCCCAAGGTTCTGTGCAAGGGGACATGGAAAGACATGCGCCGCGCTGACCCGGGCGATCAGGTTAATAGCCAGTATCCCCTTTCGTATCAGGTGCTTGGGATGGGCGACTTCGGGGGGCCGGTGATCTCGCTGTTCCCGGTGCCCGGCGGTGAGTACTTCATCGAGGTGCCCTACTACGCCCGGCCCATTCCCATGGTCGAGATGACCGACGTGCCGCTCATCCCGGTCGAGTACTTCGAGGCGCTGGTCTATGGTGCACTGAAGCGTGGAGCGCAGTACTCCGACGCCCAGACGCTCTACCAGATCAGCACCGCGGAATTTGACAAAATGCTCCAGCAGATGCGAAGGGAGGACATCGCACGGCGCGACGACGACTTCCAGCTCAGGCTCAAGAGCGATCTCGAGCTCGGGCGCACTGAGCGCAGAAGCCGCAACTGGCAGTACGCGCATCCGTGGGCGAGGTATCGCTAACAGTGCAGGAGTCGCTTGAGCGGTTCGCAAACGCGGGGCTGGTGCTTTCGACAGCACCGACCCGACTGCCACCGGGGGCCGGCGTAGTAGCGCAGAACGTCTGGTTCGGCAGACAGGGTAGCCTGAATTCGCGGCCGGGCTATCGGCGCTTTCTGGAGGTCTCTATGTCGGCCCCCGTTTCGATGGTAACTCAGTTCCTCGGCCAGGTCATCATAGTAGGCGGGGTTCTGGTTGATGTAGAGGGCACGCATAACTGTGAGTAAGAGGATGCAGGAGGTCAGGCACCCTGACTTCGAAGGTCTGCACCTCGTTCCCGATCC